TTAACTGCCGAAGCAATAGCATCAAACTCAGTGTTAACTTCAGTACCTTTAACGATCTTATTAGGATTACCTGTAACTAGGCTATCTTTAATAGCGAAGTTAGTAGCTTTTGTGTAATTACTCATCTTGTCTTCCCTGTCTTAACATAGACATCAAGTTTCTGAATGGATATTGATTTAGCAAATACAGTTGTTTCAAAGCCTAATTGAATAACCTTACCTGATCCACCAATATTAATAATCTTATTGTCGAAAGCTGATCCACCATATTCTGCAATGTTGTACTCAGCTATGTTATATTCAGCTACAGCAGCATTTGATAGAGCAAACTGACGAGTATTTAGAATATCACTGTAATCAAAGCCAAACTTCAATGTAACTGGATAACCCTGACCACCGATAACTGTTACACCTACTTTCTTCATAATCTTCAAGACTGTTGGAGACTGGAAGTCAAAGTAGTTAGTGAAGTAACGCATTAAGTATGAGTTAGTATCATCCTTGTAGCCTGTATAAGTTCCTACAGTACCAGCCTTACCAACTAAGAGATCCTTGTTACGTGTGTACTTGAAAGCATATGGTACTAATCCATCCCACGTTGTAACTCGGTTAGCTCCGTTAGGAAGCTGCGAACGCATATCAAAACAATATACAAGTTGACGAGCTGGTAGAGATAGTAAATAGAAGGCCTCCTTATCAGAGTACACAGCCTTGATGTCAGCTGCAGTTTCTAAGCTAATCTCCAAGACTAGATCATCACGTACATTGGCACTGATGTCTCGCATAGGTGCTGACTTCTCTTGGATGGTACGCATAAGTGAACGTACACCTGAGTCAGATAGGAAGACAATATCTCCACCTGTTGCAACTACTGAGTCTCTAGCTACACAGCCAACACCTGTGATAGTATCAGACAATGTAAGATTGTTAGGATCTGTAGCATTGGAGTAGATCAATACTTGTCTACGACCAAAGATCATCAAGAAGTTATTGTGAGCTGCTAATGCAATGATTTCATCAGCGCCGTTAGGCCACACTTGAGAGACATCCAGAGTACCTGATGTACCTGTATTCAAGACATGACCAGCTAGTAGATCTGAGAACTGTACAGTGCTCTTAGTAGTTGTATTGTTAGCTGACCATGTACGACCATAAGCACTGATCACACAGTTGTTGTTCTGTACAGTTCCTAAGTAGCCAGTCTTCTCAGAAATACGCTTGTATGAAGTTGTACTGACCGCAGGATCGAACACTAGAGGATCATGTCCAGCTTGATACATATATAGCACACCATTCAAGGCTGCCATTTGCCAGTTACTGTCTGTAATGGTAGGAGTTGAACCACCACCACCGTATGTCAAGGTTGTAAGAGTTGTACCTACAAGCTTAAACAGTTTATTATTACCTGCAACAATAATGTATGAGTTACCTGCATTGTCAATCAACTCACCAATAGCTTTGACATTAGCAGTGCCTAGATCTGTATTAGTTGTATGTGATGGAGTCCATCCTTTACGAGCACCAATACGACCAAACTTATCAATCACACAATTATTAGCCACAGTCGCATAGCCAGCCTCAAGAGAGACTGACGAGTCTTGCGTGTTCAATCCCATAAAACCTGGGGCTGATACAGTTGTGGTTAAAAGCTTAGCGACCATTAAATATCAACCCATGTAGTTTCATCGTCGTAGCGGTTACGCTCAATAGCTACAGCATCTGCCAAAGCTAGACGATATTGTTGATAGATCTCACCAAAGGCTGCTCCACCGTCCTCACCACGTTCACCAACAGCTTTAGCGTATGCTAACATCTGCACCAAGTGAGCTGGTACTTTAAGAACATCTGAGTTAGCTGTTAAATCCACTTGAGGGATTACCAACTCAAAGCGAAGTGAATATTCTTTATCTGGACGAGGCCATACATCCACTTGAGTATCATCACCTGAGATACCATTGTAGTTGTAGTAGATAGGTGCTGAGCTTTGTACGTTACCTAAGAAGTATTGACGGTTCATCCACACTGTAGGTACAGCTGTCATACCAACATCTTGTGTGTCGTTGATGACATCGACAGTACGGAAGCGTTGACCTGAACCTGTCAGTGTGTAGTTACGAGTACCTGATACTGCAGGGACTACCAATGTCTGTGTCAGTACATTCCAGTCGTAAGCATCCTCAACTTCTCTCTTAGCATCATTAACAAATACACCTATCAGGGAACTATAAGGAGTATCACCAACTGACGATACTTCAGTCTCCCTCAAGCGTATCAATACGTTGTTTACCAACTGTAGATATGTCGTTGCCACTTTATATGTTCCTTAACTATGTATACTATGGTATCACACTTTAAAGCAAAAGTCAAGCCTTTTTAGTCTTCTTTTTAGCTTTATTTGCCTCGCTGATGGCAATCGCAATAGCCTGTTGACGAGACTTAACTACTGGGCCTCCTTTACCACTGTGCAGAGTACCTGTCTTCCACTCGTGCATTACCTTGCCCATCTTCTTCATACCTGCTGTTGGTTTAGTTGCCATGATTAGTTATATCCTTATATATTGAGAATAGTTTATGACCAATAAGTAATACTGTATAGATCAAGGTAGCCCATAATACCAGCTCACTCACTTGATAACCTGCTATAGTTGCCAAAGAGACTGTAGCTGGAGGTGCTGCCTTAGCTACAATGGCTGCTGTAGTTTCTTGAGTTGCTTCGTTCATGGTGCGTCAGGCCACTCTACAGTCCAAGGGAAGCCTGTTTGAGCTGGTACGTTTCTCAAGGCTGTACGATAGGTAGCCCATGCTGTCTTATCAACTGGAGCATCTGCTACTTGAGTCCAATCACACTCAGCTAACTTAGCATCACGAGTAGCACGAACACTCTTAGCCTGTTCAGCATCCTTCTGAGCCTTATAAGCAGTTTCGTGCTCAAGTGCTGTAGTAGTTACACCATCTACAACAGTATCAATAAAGGTAGGGCCTAACACATACTTTGTGTACCACTTACCATCAATCTGCTCTACACCTTGTGCTTGAGAGTATTGGTAAACAGTTCCACCTGTAGCTTGTGGGCCTTCAAACACTACATCAGCCCCTAGATCATTGATTAGAGCCTCTGTAAGTTGTTGTGGTAGGGATGTGTTAGGAAAGAGTGTACGAAATTCACTCTCGTACATGACTTGTCCAGTTGTTCTAATTCGTACTTGCATATTAAACTCCTCGATATTTGTAATAACTTGAAACAGTAGCCCCACACTCTCTTATTGCATGCAAAGCAGTACAGCCTGTTTCATTAACCATCTTGATAGCATCCAATGCTTTTTGTTTCGGTACTTCACGCCATTTGGTCAAGTTAATGTCTTTAAAAGACAAGCCAAAGTCAGGCAAATATTTAGTCAAGGCTTTGCGTGATACACCAATTGACTTTAACTCATACAAAGCCGCATCACCCACAACCATAAACAAACGCACAAACTCTGCAACACGTTGTTTAGATGCTTCCTCTTGAACACTCTTGGGCATTTTTAAGCCACGTAGTTGTTCCCACTCAGGGGTGTATAACAATAGTGTTTCTGAAGAAACGTTATGCTTTGTCGCCAATTTTCTAATAGAAGCCCCAGCATATCGTTCATCAAGAATATCAAAGATGTACTTTCTTGTCCCATCCTTGATCGCTTCTGAAATCTTTAATTTGGATTCAGCAGTATGAGGTCTAGCTAAACCTTCTCCACCAATTGTTTTAAAATGGCAGTTATACAAATATGTCTTATCTTCATCAAAGGCTTTAAACCATTCAGCTTCTTTTGCTTGAATCTTGTCAGCAGAAGCAGAATCAACAACCTTAAACTCAAAAGCAGATTCACCGTGTTTGTTAAATGAATTCTGCAATCTAGGATTCCCGTGAGCACCTCTCCTTAATTCGGAAAAGTGCGCACGTTTACGTTGTGCAGGATCATTAGTCCTACCGATGTAGAACTTTCCTGTATTAGCGTTTTCAATGATATAGATGTATTCCATTACGAAATGGCCAGCGCTATGTAACTGGCTCCGTTAATGTTGACATTATTACCTGAAGCGGCAGTAACTTGAAATCCTGTTGCCGTTGTATCAACCCAGTTTGTAGAAGTAACTTCTGCGGCTGTTGAGTTCAGCAAAAGATATGGGTCTGTAGAAGACGATAGGCCCCTGCTTGAATCCCAGACGTACCAATCACCTGCGGCATCAGTTCTTTTTATGAGGACGAAGCGGCTACCAGCAGTAAATCCACAGTTAATAGTCTGTAGTGTTCCTGTGCCTGTAAACGCGGTGCATTTAGAAACACCTGCGCAGGTTGCAAATAGGTAAGCAACGTAGTTAGAGCCGTTTGCATTTAATGCCGCCGCAGATTGCAATCCTGTACCAATTCCAAACGTAGTTGATGTTGGCGTTGACCAAATATTTGTATTTGTTGATTCACCAGCCGTTGTAAAGTACAAGTTTTTATCATTTGCTGGCGATAAATAAGCTGAATAAATAGCCCAGTTTGTTCCTGTTCCGTCACGTCTTTTAATAATATACATCTCAGGCGCAACACCTAAGTTATGCGTCACAGTCCTTGCTACTCCAGTCCCTGTATAGCAAACCTCGTCAAAGAAGCTGGGGGCGCGTTTCCAATTCCACCCCACCTGCGTTGAACCTCCAAAGCCACTTGTGCCAAACCCGTTTTGAATATCAAACGCAACAGCACTTCCAGTCGCTTCAGCGGCAGTTGAATTTGTCTGCATGAATGGCCCGCCAGAAGCAACAGAACCGCCCTGCAAACGGCTCATGGCGTAATCATTGTTTGACGATGAGCGATACCCAACAATAGAAAAATCTACTGGAAAATTTGTTACAAAGTTAGGTGTTGCAGACGCTCCAAGCACAGGAGCAAACACACTCGTCCCACTCGTAGGCACTTTCATCGGGCCTCTACGAATGGCTATGTAGATGATGTTTGTATTTCCATCTGCGTAGTTAAAGCCACTGTTAATACTAAAACCAGTGGATGTAATTCCTTGATTAGTATTACTTGTCCCTTCGGCAGAAGATAAGTGTGCTTGAAGATATTTGTAATCAGGAGCAGAAGTGCTTTCAGCCGGCCATCCTCTCATATTATCTTGAATAAACCACTGACATCCACCAGTATGGTTTATATCTTTCATCAATACCCATTGAGGCTCCCACCCAAGATTTACTGTTACTGGGCCTCCTCCTGCTGGCATAGTTGCCATGCCACACGAAATCACATTGTCTGTACCAGTCAGACCAAAGCCTCCTGCGTTGTGGGCGAATAGGTAGGCAACATAGGTTGCGCCAGAAGTATTGATGTTGACGCTTGTCCCAAAGGCTTTAAAAGTTGTTGCCGTTGGCGACCAAAGATCAGTTCCTACATAGTTTGAACTGCCTGTCAGATTCAAATTTATATAGCCCTGTGAACCATATGTTCCAGCCGAGTCAAACATGTACTTGTGATAAACGACCCAATTCTCTGCAGCATCAGTTCTCTTAACGATGATGCAACCTGGAGTAGAACCTAAAGAATGGCTTATGGTTTGTCCAGATGTTCCGTCACCCGTATAAGTCACAACATCAAAGAACTTTGGTTGCTTGCGGAATGTCCATGAAGCGTAAGTCATTCCGCTTCTGTTTTCCCAATCAAGGCCACCAGTTGTGAAGCCATCTGCGTTAAAGGCAGTAACTCCGTTTCTAGTGCTTTGCGCAGCCGTTGAGTTGATCCGAAGGGTCTTGTTGACACCTCTTGCGGTGTCATGCGCTACATGGTCACCTGTGTAAACGCCGCCTGTATCGCTTCGCGTCTTGATCCAAACCAATCCACCCTTACCAGCCAAGTCAATGCCATTATTAATGGTCTGTGTAGAGCCGTTGCCTGTGTACAAAGTCGTGCTGAAAATATCTTCCACGAACACGGCATCACTAGACACCTGCGAAGTATTACTTGCAAACATTAGCTATCCTTAAACTGTGTAGTTCTTGCCAGCATCTGAACCATACCAATTAGTACCATCAGCCGTAAAGATGTACTTATCC